AACTAATCTATGGAAGGTATAAGTATTAAGAGTAGAAGTTGTTTCTACAATCATACCATAACCAGAACTATAAGTAGTACTATTTTCAGCACCATTAATAGTAACAGTAGAATTACCTACAGTACCATTAGAGACTGATATAACACCACTACCACTTGAAGTATAGTTTGTAGATAAAGTCTTAATACTAACAAGAGTGCCTGTCCCATCATTGACATCTGGATTAGCATTAGGAAAAGCTAATTCATTTGCTATTGGAACAAACCCACCTACATCATCAACTAAGTCAATAATCCTGTCATTGATAGCTGCTGTAGTAGCAATAGTTGTATCGTTATCTGGGAATGCGTCACCATCTTTAATGGTTTCAGAAGTACTTTGATTAAAGTACCTAGCTTCTGCTGCTGATGTTGTAAAGAATGATGTATCGTTAACAGTATGAGAAGCTTGCTCACTGTTTGTTACAACAGTAGCTGCCGATAATGCAGCTGAATTAACTGCTCCGTCAGCTATCTTAGTTGCTGTAATAGCATCGTCTGCTATATCTGCTGTAACTATAACCCCACTACCTATTGATGTAACACCAGAACTATCAACTAGTACATCACCACTTAGTGAGGTTGCACTGACTTTACTGCTGGAATTGATTAGTAATACATTACCAGCCGTTCCATTAGCTAGTTTGGTATGAGCTATACCTGCATTATTTTGGATATCTCCATCTACAATTGTTTCGTCTGTAATCTTAGCAGAGGTGATTTGTCCATCAGCGATATGAGCAGTGTCTATCGATCCTGTTGCATAGTGCTCAGAATCAATAGCGTCATCAGCTATCTTAGCACCAGTTACAGCATCTGCATTAATCTTAGCACTTGTAACTGCATTATCAAGTATCTTAGTCGAACCTATTACATTAGTACCGACCATAGCTGCGGCATTTATAGCGCCATCTGCTATCTTATCTGCAGTAACTGCATCATTATTAATTTTAGCAGTTGTAACTGCGTTATCAAGTATCTTGGTTGAACCTATAACATTAGTTCCAACCATATCTGCAGCATTAACAGCACCAGCCGCTATATGTTCAGGACCGATAGCATCATCTGCTATCTTAGCACTTGTTACAGCATCAGCAGCTATCTTACCAGTCGTAACATTTAAATCTGTTATCTTAGCAGTTGTAACAAGACCATCAATTATCTCAGTTGTACCAACTGCATCAGGTGCTATCTTTGCTTTAGTTATAGCAGAGTCTGCTATCTTAGCAGTTGTTACTTCTGCATTGGCTAATTGATTAGTACCTACATGACCGTCAGCAATTTTAGCTGAGGTAACAGCATCATCTAAAATCTTTGAAGTATTAATACAGTTAGCAGCTACCATTCCAGTTGCTACTGTACCTGTATCACCAGTTGTTACGACAGTACCAGATACATTAGGTAGATTAATCGCTCTATCAGCTGTAGGATCTACTGCTTTTAGAGTAGTCTCATAAGCATCAGCAGTTGCACCTTCAAATATAATACCAGAGCCATCATCCATTTGGATATCACCTGTCATAGGTGAGTCACCAGATGTCTGGAAAGCATTGTTATCTACCTCTTGTGCAGTATAGAGGATTTGGTCAAAGTTATTATTTAAGTCTTCTGCTTTAATAGCGGAACCAGCAAAGAAGGTTCCTTGTTTACTATCGTTATTAGTATTTCTAAAAATAACTATTTTAGCTCCATTAGAGGGAGCTGTGTCCATTGCGATCGTTGTAGCGTTGGCAAATGAGTATTCAGTTGTAGCTTGCGTTGTTCCGTCAATTCTTACCTTGACGTCGGTCTTGTCTAAATATGGAAATGTAAATGAATAGTTCGTTGTAGAACCATTCCCTGTGTAATTAACTTGTGTTACAGCCATTTACGCTATTGTGTAAAGTGATCGGGCGGGTTATTTAATAGGTTTGTTCCTTAATTGATTGATTTGTCTTTCTACGTTCTCAGCAGCATCTGGTTGACCCTGCATACGTAGGTTATTACCTAATTGACCAAGTTGATGTAAATATTCTAATCTTCCAGCTTTACCACTTATATCTTTATCTTGTAGAAGCATCTGCCAAGCTTGTTTCTTCGCACCGCTAAAGATTTGTTCGATAATAGGACCGTGTAAAGTCTTTCTAGGCTCATATGTCTTACCCATATCTCTATCACGTTCCATCTGTTTGATAGACTCTACGATTTGAGGGGTAAATGCTTTCGTAAGCTGAGCTTCGATGTTCTGTTGACCCATATAGAACTGATATTTAGACTTCAGATCAGGGTGACCTTCTAAGGATTCACCATTAGGACCAGTATTAAAGGTCTGTTTCAGGCTTAGTCCACTTCTAAATAGTAGTTCTCTGGTTGGATTAGTACCAACACCTAGGTTAAAGGGTAGTATACTGTTGACTAGACGTGTTAAAGGATCGTGATCTTTGATCCGTTCACCATTTAATACATCATATTTATAAGGTAATAGGTTACCAGGAGTACCAACATCTGCCCAAAGGTTTCTATTTCCAACACTTTGCCAGAAGCCAGTCTCTAATTCTCTCATCCCAGGAGATAATAACTTACCTATTTCATTACGTAAACCAGCTAGTGGTAGTTGGTTATTAGCAAAGTTAGCAGATACTCTACTTACATCACGACCTTGGCTTGTTAGCAAGTCTTGTAGTTGTAGTAGTCCTGCGAGGAATGATTTGTTTGTTACGTTAGCACTGAGTATATATGCCATTTTACCGAAGTTATTGCCTGCCCATTCATCACCCATTACTTTCTGTGCATCTACAGTATCAGCAATGAAACTAAAGAACATATTGAAAGGTTCTAATGCTTCATAACTTACGTAGTTACCACCGATCTTAATAGATCTAGGTTGCCATCCGTTCTGTATCCATGTATTACGTAGTCCTCTATCAGGAGGTCCATTACCTGTAATCTGTCCATTCAATGCCATTAAAGCAGCTGAACTAGTTACACCATATCCAATAGCTTCACGTCCACGCATGACTGACTGAGCGATTTCTAGATCAGCTTGGCTTTTTATACCATACTTGATCATGCCTTCGTCATCCCAGGCTTTAGTCATGATGTCTACGTTTTCACGTATGAATCTATTCAGTATAGGTGTATACTTGGATGTCATATATAGAGCATTCACACCAGTTCTAGCGAACAGGAAGAAGGGTCTAAGGAATGGTTGTTTCTCAAATACTACATCTAGATCTTTAGCAAACCCTGTTAGTTCTGCTGTCAGCTTAGCTTCATCAGCTGAGAATTTAACCATCTCATCTGTGACCTGACCATCAGCACTGAAGACCTTGCCTTCAAAGTCTACTTCAGATTGTCTAACAATTCTATCAAAATCTTGGTCCGATATAATTTCACCTGACTGTTGAACTTTAGTCCATACATCATCAAAAGCTAATTGTCTTACTCTTCCTCGTGCAATTAACTGTGTGAAATATGTATCCAAGGATTTCATAACCCTAGGACCATAATTAAATATAGGTAGTTTGTTTATTTCACGTAATGAGTTAGCGAAATGAGTCGCAGCTTTCTCTCCATCAGTACCATATTGATCAAAGTATCTTACCATACCTTGCCATTCATGGTCTTTTGTATTGGTTGTCATACCTCTCCAACCTTCTTCATGCACAGTATAGGATTGGAAGTCTGCTACAGCTTTACGCCATGCATCATTCCTAGACTCTACCATAGCACCTAAAGTTTGGAAAGCACCTCTAGTTACACGATCATTACCTTTACCTACACTACCTAATATAGTAGCAACAGGTCTCATTACTGTCTGTAATCCTGTACCAATCAAAGCACGTACTGGAGTCTTAGGTCCAGATAACATACTATTAAATCCCATTGTTTGGAGTTCATTTAGTATAGCATTACGTTGGTATGCGTTACCCTCTCTATATCCTTTCAGTTTACGAGTGAAGAAGGTTTGCATATCCTTCCAGGTTTGCTTCTTACCGTTACCAGTAGCAGTAAAGTGTATAAAGGATTCTAATAAGTCATCATCTACATCATTCCTAAGTAGCTGTTTGAATGTAGCTACCTCTTCAGCTGCAGCATCAGATGCTTTACCACGTATATCTGCTTCATCAATAGTATCTTTTAACTTACCACCTGAATTAAACTTACGTAGTTCAAAACTGGATAGTAAACTAGTCTCCTTACGCATCCTAGCAACAGCTGAATATCGTGAGAGTATACCATCTAATAAAGAACCATCAGCATTGATAGCTACTTCATCAGACACACTTAGAGCAGCTTTAGCTAAGTCTCTAGCTTCATATAGAAGTTGACCTAGTACAGTATCAGTTGCTACTAGCTGTGCTTTGTTAAGAGTACCAATACCTTCAATAGCAGTTGGTCTACCAGCATCCTTGTTCTTAATATACTTAATAACATCTTCTTGAGGGATATCAATAAGTCTACTATGTCCAGAGTCACTAACAAATCTCATCACATCTGCTGTTGCATCTGCTAGATCTTCTGCTATAGCTTTAGGCATAGATTCACCATATAGTTGGTGATAAGCTGGTTCAGCTTGTAGTACTTTAGCTAATGAATTACGTTCGCTTGTTATTGTACCAGGTGCTGAGTATTCAACACGTCTAATATTAGCCTCCGTCAGGGTGCCTCTAGGAGAGCCGTATTTCTGGCTTGGGTTATTACGTATCTCCATCATGTCTCTCGGTCCTTTCACAGGCATTGTGGAGGCGCTGAGAGCTTGATTGTCTGTTACATCCGCACCTTTATAATAGGCAGGGTTCTGTCTGGGAGTTCCTTGGGTTAAATCAAACTCAAGTTGCTCTATAGCTAAGTCTTTATTTGCTGCATTTTGTCTGCCAGCTCTAAGGTTCATATCACGATATGGTCCCCAGTCTAGGTCATTCTTATCAGCAAACATCTGCATAGCTTCATTCTTCTGTTCGTCAGGCAAGTGCTTCCAAGGCTTATACTTCTTACGGAAAGTATCGATACTAGTATCTTTAGGTACATCTCCTGAGTTCTTCATCTTTCTAAACAAAGAACGTTCGTATGCCGCTCTAGCACCTGACTCTATCTGTACTGTCTTCTTACCATAATCAACATCACTACTCTTATCTACTGCTTTAGATATAGCATCGTAGTTTTTAGATGTAATCTTCTTAGCTGACTTCTTTGCGTTGACAGAATAGGATCGTAATCCCCATCCACCTGCTTCGACAGCAACATCAAATAGACCACCTATACCTAAACCTTCGCCTACATTATAGACGGATTTAAGAGCTGGTGACATATCCTCTTTAGTAGCAATAGGGTTAAGTACTCCTGCCCATTGAGGTTTAATATCTATTAGACTTCTAGCTAAGTTTTGCTCTTGCGATTGATTACTGATGAGATCATAAGTTCCACCTTGTACTGCAGATAAACCTACACGACCCATGCGTGTAGCCTTAGCAGCTGTGGCTAAACCTTTAAGACCTTTAATCCCCCATAGAACTTTACCAGTACCAAGTAAACCACCTACAAGTTCAGTGCCTCCACGTATGAAATTACCCCATCTTGTACGGGTTATTGGTTTAGCTTTTATTAGCCAGGGAGCATCAAATTGATATGGATTCTCAGGATCTGTAGGTTGATAGAATCTCTTATCGAATAGTTTAGGAAGTGATCCTACACTATTAACGATGTCAATACCACCACCTACTACAGCTCCTGCAGCTTCTTTAACATTATCACCTAAGTTATAATCCTTAACATCTTTCTCTCCAGTCTCTTGAGCAGCTTGTACTTCGAGTTGTTTATCTTGTTCTTGCTTTTCAAGCTCTGCTTTCTGAGCATCATTACGCTCTTGCAGAACTCTATTAAATACTGCGTTTGAATTCATTATACTACCCCCAGATATTCACTGAATAGGTTTTCTTTAAATCTAAAAGATTCAAACGCTGGAATAGCAGAAAAGGCTACTTTGATTGTTTCTTCTTTTTCGGTATCTTTGGAAGGTTTCCAGCTTAGAGCTGTTTCCTGACCCCATCCAGGTATATCTTTACCCTTATATTGGAATGAACCAGAGGTTCTCTCCATCTCCCAACGTGCTAGTCTGTTTTGTGTAAGGCTATCAAACATATCGTCTTTATTAATCCAACCTTTACCAATATAATGCTGTAAGGTTTGAGCATCAAATTGAAAAGCACCTACTTGTATTCCTTCACGTCTCTGTAAGGCATCGACCTCGCCTACAGTCATTTCGATTATTGGTTTATTATAATTATTTGTACCTGTTGTTAATCCCCTTGTAGTTAAGACAGCATCATATCCTTCATTGTCAGGATCAATAGCCATCACTGGTTTAGTTTTTAACATTTGTAACATAGGTGATATAGCTTCGTTCTCTTGACCTGTCATCTTCATTGTAGTTTCTGTAGCTCTAGCAGTTCTAGCTAGTGATGTACGGTCAGTTACTAGCTTTTGAACTTCTGGGTGTATAAACTCTTTTTTAACTCTAGCAAGACCTGGACGATCAATAGGTTCAACACCATTAGCTTCCAAAATGATATCCATGATATCATATGGATCTTTATGTGGATAGACTTGATCTAATTGGAAGATAAACCCTGGTATAGGTTTACCAGAAGGTACATCTGCAATAGCTTGTATATGTTCTTGTGATATAGAACCAGAGGTATAAATGAATCCTTTATCTTTTGATGCTTGTAGCCTATACTCAACACCAGCTCTATCAAATTCAAGAGCGTCTTCTAAGTATCGGAACCCGCCAGCTTTACCAACTAGTACGTTGCCACCAGCATCTTTCTTAGGAGCAAAGATACCTTCACCACTATCTATCTCCTTACGGAGTTTATTTGTTTCTTGTACCCATGCGTCTGTAGAAGTATTATAAATACCAGCGATAGTAGCTTCACGAACTCTTTGGTTCAGCATAGTTAGTGCTTTACCTGACATAATTCTAGTTTGAGAACTACGTAAACTAGTATCAACTATTATATTATTAACAGCTGAAGTAATAGAAGCTTTCACAGCTCCAATATACTCTCTCTTAGCTTCTGGAGTTATAGATTTTGGACCATCAGTGGTATGCTCCTCGTAGGTTTTAAGAAGACTGCTATGATATCTACCACTGTACAGTTCAGACATAGATAGACCACCAGCAGAGCTGACACGTCTATCTAACTCATACTTACTATCTTCTTTAGTTTGTTCTGTAGCATTCTTATACTTATTTATCCATTGAGGTACTTGATAATTATTTTGTAAGTAAAGATCTTCAACTTTATCTATCTCCCATTTATTAAGATTCCTACCCATACTGATAGCAGCAGAAGCCAACTCACCTTTCATCTGAGAATCGAAAGCTTTTCTTTGCTGTTCTCTGACTTGATATGCTCTCTTATCTCTAGCATCGAACGCTGCGTATACTGTAGCAGCTTGCTCTTTCCATATAGAACCTTGACGTTGTTCTTTTCCTCCTTTACCTGGTTCGCCTAAGATAACCGTACCATTCATCATATCAGCAAACTCATGTCTTTCAAGTTCACCTGAATCAGCCATAACAGCTAGTAAAGCAAATGCTCTATCTCTAACACGTCCTCTAGATCCTTCTCCTTCCTTAGCAGATTCTATATCTATCCATCTAGTTAATGCTAAATGCCTATCAGCTCCACCATAACCTTTGATGTAAGCTTTCAAAGCAACTGTAGATTCTTGTATTTTATCCTCTGCGTGTGCATCTAGTGATCTTTGTTGTTGTTCTGCCCATTGTTGATCATCAATTTTATCTAAGCCTGGAGTCATATGAGCTCTCA